CCATGGATATTGCCACGCATGCGGACACTATGAGAAAGACGCGGATACAAAGGAACAGGTGCAGCGAATGGATACAGTAGTGTCTATCGGTGAATACAAGGACCTGCCTCACCGCAGGCTGTCAGCCGACACATGCCGAATGTACGGCTATTCAGTCAACGGACAGATCGAGATTGCATCATATGTCCGTGATGGCAAGGTGGTGGGTCAGAAACTCAGGCGCCCTGATAAGAAGTTCTCCTGCCTGGGGGACATGTCATCGCCTCCGTTATTCGGTCAGCATCTTTGGAAGACAGGTGGCAAGCGCATCGTCGTTACCGAAGGCGAGATCGACTGCCTTACGATTGCACAGGCACAGGACTGCAAGTGGCCGGTTGTGTCGCTGCCAACGGGAGCATCGGCAGCGGCCTCCTCAGTCAAGGCAAACTACGAATTCCTTGCATCCTATGACGAGGTGGTTCTGTGCTTTGACAGTGACGAGCCTGGCCGTGCGGCGGCTATCGCAGCCGCTGAGATCCTGCCTCCAGGCAAGGCGAAGATCGTCACGCTTCCACGCAAGGATGCCAACGAGATGTGGATGGCTGGCGAGGCTCGACAGCTGATCACATGCCTGTGGGAAGCCCAGACCTACCGTCCTGACGGCATTATGCACGTCAAAGACGTGGCTCCGTCGTCCTGTTCTGCAGGAGAAGTATGGGAATTCCCATGGCCTACCCTGACCGATTACCTTATTGGACAACGAGCAGGAGAGATCACGCTATGGACGTCAGGCACAGGCAGCGGAAAGTCGACCATTATCAGGGAGCTGGCGATGCACCATCTCGACCAGGGACGTCCTGTCGGCATGATCATGCTGGAGGAGTCACCGAGCGAGACGGTGGACGACATCGTGTCCCTGCTGATCAACAAGCCAGTCCGACGCACCCATGCGTTGCATGCCCTCAACTCCCTTCGGGTTGCTACAGGCAAGCCAGCCGTTCCAGCTGACTTCGATGACTCGCTGGATGCTGAGGAGTACACGCTTGCACGCATGGCCCTTGACCGCAAGCCGCTGTATATCTACGACCATCTAGGTTCGTCCAGCTTTGACAACCTGATCAGCCGCATCGAGTACATGGCTGTCGGTCTTGGATGCAAGGTGGTGATCCTTGATCACATTACTGCAGCTGTTGCCGGAATGCTGGCTAATTCCGATGACGGTGGTTCGGAACGTCTGATGATCGATGAGATGATGAAGCAGCTGCGCTCCATCGTGGAACGCACGGGCATCCATCTTGACGTCATCAGCCAGCTTCGCAAGCCATCGTCAGGCAAGGGATATGAGGAGGGCGCAAGGATCACGGTTCAGGATCTCCGTGGTTCAGGCAGCCTTGCTTCAGTTCCCAACACAGTGATCGCCCTCGAGCGTGATCGCCAGAATCCAGACAAGGATATGTCAAACACCACTGTTGTTCGCGTTCTCAAGAACCGCTTCACGGGGCAATCAGGCATTGCCTCCGCATTGCGTTATGACTATCGTTCAGGTCGATTGAACGAGGTCGGTGTGGCGGTTAACGCAGACGGAGAACTGGTGTTCAGTGCCTCGTCTTCGTCCAATCATCTAGATCCACTTTCAGTCCTCAATAACGAGATTCTCACATGACTCAGGTTCCAGACAAGTTCCCATCGTATACTTCCTACAGCCCCAAGACCCTTATCATGCATGTCGATACCATGAAGACGTGCATTCAGGAGCTTCAGGCTGAAGTCAATCAACTCAAGGCGGCGCTTAGCAACACTGCAGCACCGAGCACCAAGGCAAAGAAGGAGACCGCAACCAATGGCTAAGAAGAACGTCAGTCTTCGCAAGAAGGATAAGAATCCCAAGGGCGGCTTGACCGCATCTGGACGCGCAAAGTACAATAAGGCTACCGGCGGTAACCTCAAGGCACCCGTGAAGGGCGCCGCCGATACCCCCGAGAAGAAGCGCCGCAAGGGCTCGTTCCTTGTCCGCATGGGGTCGGCAGCTGGTCCTCTGTACAAGAATGGAAAGAAGACCCGTCTCAAGCTCAGTCTTGAAGCATGGGGCCATACCGGTGACAAGGCCAGTGCGGTGGCAAAGGGTCGCCGTCTTCTTGAGCAGTACCGGAATTCCAAGAAGAAGAGCAAGTAACAAGACAACTAAGTAAGGAGTAAGTGCTACCCATGAAGATAGCGTATTTTGACATTGAAACCGACAATCTCATTCCGAAGTTGACGGCATTCCACGTAGGGGTGGTCAAGAGTGACGGACACCATCGCGTGCATCTAGATCCCCAGTCGTTTGTAGACGACCTGTATGATCACGACGTCATTGTAGGTCATAACGTCCTTGCGTTCGACATGCCAGCCATGGCGATGCTGGGCTACCCAATCGACAACAAGATTGTATACGATACCTGCGTGATGTCCCGTTTGCTCTGGCCCGACCGCAACACCCATCCAGCAGGTGGTTCATCTCTCAAGAAGTGGGGCGAACATCTCAGGATGCCAAAGGGAGATCACACGGATTTCTCGACGCTATCCAATGAGATGATCGAGTACTGCAAGAACGACGTGGACATCACGGAGGCTATCTTTGACAAACTCGGTCCATTGATTGCCGAGATCCCCCGTGCCAGCAACATCGAGCATGCGGTTGCCAGGATCATTGGAGGTCAGATTGGCAACGGCTTTGGATTCGACCTGGATAAGGCGCAGGCGCTGATGGGTGACATCAACCTCAAGATCAGCGACGTGACTGCGTCCCTGCAATCCGTGTTTCCGCCTAAGCTTGTTCCGCTAAAGACCAAGGTAAAGGAGATTCCCTTCAACCCCGGATCGCGGGACATGATCGCTTCCGCATTGATCAAGAAGTACAAGTGGAAGCCGACCGAACTCACCGAGACAGGCAAGCCAAAGATCGATGAAGCGGTGCTCGACAGTCTTCCGTACCCAGAGTGCAAGCTGCTGATCGAGTATCTGATGCTTGACAAGCGTCAGTCACAGCTGTCGTCGTGGCTGGAAGCCGTGCATAACGGACGAATCCATGGAGCCGTCAACACAAACGGAGCGGTGTCGGGACGCATGACTCACAGCGATCCCAACATGGCGCAGGTTCCTCGCTGCGGATCTCCGCTTGGATCTGAATGCAGGGCCCTGTTCAAGCCTACGCAAGAAGGATGGGTTCAGGTAGGTGCAGACGCCAGCGGTCTTGAGCTGCGCATGTTTGCCCACTATCTTGCGGCATTCGACAACGGTGCGTACAGCAAGGTCGTATGTGAGGGTGACGTCCATACTCATAACCAGCAAATGGCCGGACTGAAGACCCGCGACCAAGCCAAGACCTTCATCTACGGCTTGCTATACGGAGCTGGCGATGCAAAGGTCGGTAAGATCGTAAACGGCACCGTATCGGATGGCGCCAGGCTCAAGGACCAGTTCAAGCGCCAGGTTCCAGCCTATGCCAAGCTTCTTAACCAGCTAGAGTTTGTCACGGCAAAGCGTGGCTTCCTCCGCGGCCTAGACAACAGACCGCTTCCAGTCCGTTCAGCCCACAGCGCATTGAACCTACTACTGCAGTCGGCGGGTGCGGTAGTCATGAAGGAAGCTCTGGTTGTCCTCGACACAATCCTGTCAAGCAAGTATCCAGGCAAGTATCGATTCATGGCCAACATCCACGATGAGTGGCAGATCGAATGCGAGGAAGCCATTGCCAATGACGTAGGCGAGGCAGCCTGCAACGCCATCACCATTGCCGGACAGAACCTTGGATTGAAGTGCCCCCTCAAGGGCGAGTACAAGATCGGTAACAACTGGATGGAGACCCACTGATGGTAGAATACATCATGCATATGGGAGATGACGAGACAGTCTGCAATGCAGCCCGTGTCTCGTTTGACAAGACCGCCGACATGTTCAGCGTAGGTCAGAATGAGCGCCTGATCAACTACCTAGCTAAGCACAATCACTGGTCTCCTTTCTCCCATTGCAGCGTCCAACTGCGCTTTACGGCTCCTATCTTCATCGCACGACAGCTTGCAAAGCACCAGATTGGCTTTGCATGGAACGAGGTCTCCAGGCGCTACGTCGACGTAAAGCCTACGTTCTGGCTTCCTGAATCAGGAGAACTCAGGATGAAGGCGGCAAACGTAAAGCAGGGGTCGTCCGATACCGTTCATCCTAACTCGATCCAGTACATGATGGAGTGGGATGACATCCAGACCAAGGCAGAGAAGCTGTATAACGACATGGTGGCTGATGGGGTGTGCCCAGAGCAAGCTCGAGCCATCCTACCGCAGTCCATGGAAACGCAGTGGATCTGGACTGGATCGCTGTATGCCTGGTCAAGGATGTATAATCTCAGGATCGACAGCCATGCCCAGCTCGAGGTTCAGTGGTATGCACGGGAAGTCGACCTGATCATCTGCAATCTATTCCCAATGTCATGGCGAGCCCTGAAGGAGGTTGAATGATAGTAGTCGGATTTGCTGGTTTGGCTAGAGGCGGCAAGACTACGGCAGCGCTGTACCTTCACGATTGGTGCAAGGAGCATGGGATGAACCCAATCCTATATTCGTTTGCCCAGCCTATGAAGCGAGCCGCCAAGCGGTTGGGACTTAATAAGGATACTAATCCTAAAAAGTATAGGGAAACCCTGCAAAGATGGGGCGAATCCCGTAGGGATCCTAACTATAAGCCGGGGATCACAGGCCCTGATTACTGGGTTAACAGGGTTCTTATAGAACTTGTTCAGGTGCAGATTGCCGAACAGGACAATTATAAGCAGATGGATAGGTTCGGATGGCACAAGGAGTTCAAGGAGACCGTTGTAATATTCGATGACATGCGGTATCTGAACGAACTTGAGATGGTGGAAGCCCTAAATGGGACCACCATCTTTGTCGATGGGGCTATGCGTCTAAAGGACCTAGACGCTCCTTGGCGGCAGCATGAGTCGGAGAAGCTGGCCATGCTGTACACGACCGGACATATTCCCGATATCTTCGACTTCTACGTCAAAAACGAGGAATCCGAAGCCCATTTTAAGGAACTTATCGAGTATCTGGCCCCTGCCTGGCTTGATGTCGAGACCCTCACCTAATTAGCCGCCCCTAAACAGGGAAACTCTACTGTAGACATCTAGATAGGTATATAGAAGATGACATCTAGTATGCTAATTAGGGTAGACTTCATGGATCTAAAGGATCCATTGGGACTATTATCGGACATGCTGAATGGATTCAGACCTATCCATGTCGGCATGAAATACGGGGACCACTATCTTTCGGTCCCCAGGAACGAACCGTCCTGTTGGAGGCCGTACGACGTGGCTAGAAGGATCGTGGAATCAAAGATAGTCCACTCATTTGAGATCGATCCTCCATATCACGATCCAAAGCTGGTGGCCCTGATGGGCGAAGGATGGGTCGTTGATTCAGGTCTTCGCATGTTTCTTACGGAATGGCTCCATGTCGGAGCCGATCTTGGGATGTGGTCGTATAAACCGAACAGGGTGACCTGCGTAGGAACCATATCAAGGCAGCTCAGGCTGGCAGGGCTTGACATCCACTCGACCACATCCTTCGGACTATACAGAGAACTCATGTCCATGCACAGCGCTGGACTTGCAACAAAGACCAAATGAAGAATCAACCCACTATCAACAGGGACCTTGTCCTGTGGCTGGAGCAGACGTTCACTCCCATTACCGACACCAGGAATGTCGATCTCAGGGAGATCGACTTCAAGTCCGGTCAATACAGTGTAGTCACCCATCTGAAGGCATTGGCTGAAAGGCAGAGTAGCTATGGCGGGACCCAACGCTCCGAGTCGTGAAAAGATCAAAACCGATGCTCAGCTCGAGGAAGAGCGGGTCAAGTTCGAGAACGAGAAGCGGCTGTTCATCGAGCGCGTTGCATCGTACGAGCTGATTTCCTCCCAGCGTCTGGCTGCAGAGGGCGGCACATTCGAATCCGCCCCCTCAATGGCTCCTATTCCAGGATCCATCCAGATTCCAGAGCGATTCCAGGCGTCGTTCGATCCGACCAAGTTCGAGCAGCTTAACTTCAGGACCGACCTGTCCTGGTTCACCGCTCCCAACCTAGGCATCAACTACCAGCAACCAGAATGGATTCGTCCCTATACGCCTCCGTTCACAGTTCAGAATAGGCAGAACAACAACCCATGAGCAAGGATTATTCAATCAAGGAGGAGTTCGACCGTCTGGATTCCCGACGTTCCAACAAGCTCCAGCGTGCTCAGGATTGTTCACGCCTTACGATTCCAGGACTGTATCCCGAGGAGGGCTTCACGGAGACGATGGAGCTTCCAGACGTCTTCTCGAGCCTTCCCGCCCGTGGCGTCATGGCTCTTGCCAGCCGCATGGTCTCCGCCATCTATCCCCTGAACCAGGCTCCGTTCTTCAACTTCGAGCTTGACCAGGCATTCGTGCCGCAGGGTGCGGATACCACCGAGACCATGAGTCAATTGGCGC